CATATTTTACTTTCTGTTTAATTTGATTTGATTCAAATATTGTTTTACGTCTACTTGCGGATCCCAGCCGAGAGCTTTCATATCACTGATATCTGCTGTGTTATCTTGTGCTTCACAAGCATCACCGCACTGTACTGGAAGATCCGTGTATCCTGCGATCTTACCGAGTTCTGATACCACATCACCTTTACCGGTGCCGATGTCGTAAGCGGGTTTGAGTAAACGAATATCACTATTCATGAGTAGTATAATAGCGTCTACTACGTCATCTACATGAACGAAGTCGCGTACGTGATTTGTCAGATACTTGATATTACCACTCGCTAATCGACCAATGAGCATCGTGTCTCGTGCACCCTCACCGTATACGGTCGTAAATCGAAGACCGACTTGCTTATCGTACGCGGTCTCTTCATTTACCTTCTTGCTAATACCGTATGGCGATAACCACCACTGATGAATACAAGAAGAAGACGCGTACAAGAGAGGCACATTATTGTAGTAACAATGTTTTTGAATACGAGTAGTATTAGTTACGTTATTATCCCAGTACTTTTGTGGCTCTTCAATAGAGGCTCTTACGTCTGCCCACGCGGCAAGGTGCACTACGTAGTCTGCACCGGCTAATTCAAATTCTTCTATTGGTTTATCAACTCGAAGATCCCATTCAGTGATCTCATGACCGTCTCTTTTGAGTCTCTCTTTTAAGTGGCCACCGATAAAACCACGTGATCCAGTAATCGCTACCTTCATACCAAATTCTCCTGAATAAATTTCTCTGCAGTCGACATAGCAGAGTTAATTGCTTGGTGCATGTCTATGTATACGTACATTCCACATCTACCAATAAAAGTCATATTTGGATTTACCATCTGTTTATATTTTTCATATGTTTCGCGATTTTTACCGTCAATGTCTTTAACAGGATAGTATCTCTCTTTGTCGTTCTCACGATAGTCACAAGGCTGTTCATACGTTAGAGTCGTGTAGCGCGGATTCGTGCCGTGCGCTGGCAAGTTCTTCCATTCTGTTACTCTCGTGTATGGTCCATCATGTGTAAAGTTAACTGTACCTGTCGGTAATAGCTTAGGAATTGGTAGTGTGACATTATAAAACTTAATAGAACGATACGGTAGTTCGCCATGACGATAATCGAAATACACATCAATCGGCATAGAATTGAATACGTGATCGAAAGCTTTCTCCATGTCATAATCAAATCTTGTACTAAGTGATACCGCGATGTTTTCGTGATCGAGAATATTTTTTACCATTTCCGTGTAGCCGTTTTTTGGTAGAGCCTGATACTCGTCATTAGGGAAATAGTACTCGTTATCATCATCACGACTTGGAATACGATTGATAATACTCGGATCAAGCTCTTCGATCGGCTTACCCCACATCTTGTAAGTATAAGGTCGAAAGAACGTGTCGACAATCTTATCTTCACCGACAATACGTTTTGTCTCTCTATTGACTGGAAGAGTTACGTACTGACCGTCTTCAAGGATAGCCTTTACTTTATGCTTGTACGGAACCCAAGTCGTAAATTGATTTAACCAATCATAGACTTTCTTATTATTTGTGTGAAAAAGATGAGGACCATATTTGTGGACACGAATGCCATACTGGTTTATATAGTCATATGCGTTACCTGCGACGTGGTCTCTCTCATCAATTACTGTGATCTTGTGGCCTGCTTCTGCCAGTAAACGAGCTACCGTTACTCCACAAAAACCAGCACCTACTACTAGAATCTTCATGCGTGTAATACCTTGTTAAGTTCTTCCTGCTCGACACCTTTATCGAGCGGGTGTGTAGTATATAGTGCTTTTTTCTGAGCATCTGCTACGTCCTCGAGCTGAGTGTCTGACATTGCGGTCAATTCGTGCGCCTTGATAGAAGCGAGTTCATCGTCATCGTAATAGAGAACCATTTCTTTCCAGTCACCGATTAGAATAGAACCAGCGTCTGCTACCTGTAGAGGACGAGCTCTCCACCAACCAGAACCGGCATGGAAATAACCTGGCATGAGGACACCCCATTGTTGACCGTAGATGTTAACCATTTCTGGTTCAATGACTCGATCCTGACCGTCTTTACGAGAACCGTATTTCTTGAGTTTCCAATCACCGATATTTTGCTCTTTAATCCATTTCTTCGTCTTGTCCTGAATTAGACCAGCATAATTAAAGACTTTTTGTTTCTCATCAAAGAGAGGATTAAAGTTAGATTGCAGATTAATGTGATACGGATTTGGATTAAAGCCATATAAAAGTTCTTTAGGATAGTCAATAAGCAGAGACAGATCACCACCAGCAAACGCGCTGACTAACATAGGATGCTTCTTAGCCTCAATCGCGGCAAGACCTTTATTTAAGACTTGCTCGTACTGTTCTATATTATCCGGAATGCGTTCAGCCATGTCTTTAAAGTACTTACGAAACAGTTTGCTATCATCTTGAAGAGCCATCAAACCTTTGTAAATACCTTCTGTTTGCCAATCATCGAAAGCGAGAATGACGTCTTCTTCTCGAGCACCGAGAAGCCACAGACCATTATAAAGAAATCTAGCAAAACCAGACGGGTTATGAATATAACAAATGACCTTATCATATGAGCTAAGGTCTTCTCCGATAGTAACACCGCGTTGCTCTACTTCATGGCCCATGTCACGAAGACACGCAATCAAAGAAATGTGAGACGGAATAATTTTTAACTGAGACGTTTTATAAAAGTTCTCAGTACACTGCTGCTTGTTCATGCCAGTAATCAATATTTTCATGACGAATCCTTTTCAATTTTGTATATTATATACTATTTAGATAGGTTTGTAAACTGTTAATCACGCTGGGTTCAAATGATTTGTCATTAAACTTTCTATTTAACGGCGAAGGGTGCGGAGCCGGGAAGTGATTTATGCCTTGTTTTTTGAAATATTGTGACACTTCTTTACCTAAAGTTATAATTTTATTATAGCCCTTAATGCATTCCTGTAACAATATTTCATCACTTTCATCATTTCGGTGAAATCGTACGCTGGAGGCTCGAAGATTAGTAAAGCTATATAGATATACATCACATGCCTCCAGCCATACGTTTAGCCTTTTAATCGTAGGTGACTTATCTCTAAATTTAATTTTAGAGCTACCAGGACTATGTCCGACTACAAGAACTTTCATTTGTTTAGATATTCTTTGATCTTTTGTTTCATGTATTCAGGAATATCGCCACTTGTCTCTACTGTATGCGTCCAGTATTTCTTCTTGTATTCATCCGGAATAATTGGTTTCCAGATGTAGGCTAAATCAGTTTCAATCGTTTTAATTCGTTTTTCAAGAATTTCTATTTTTTCTAGTAGCTCAGGTGTAGTTGGATATCTAGAAAATTCTTCTTCTTTAAGACGCCGTACCATGTAATCTTCATAAGATTCTCTATTCGATAAAGTCATAGGAAACTCCCGCTTCGTTAAACATTTCTTCTGTTTTAGTCCATGATTGTTGCCAGAGAGTCGGAATTTCCTGATCTCTCATGACAACTCTTTTGATGCCAACTTGGATAATACCTTTGGCACAATCTGAGCAAGCCGGTAGCCCATGCACGTATAACGTCGATTCATCCAATGAAACACCATTATATGAAGCATTATATATGACATTCATTTCTGCGTGGACTACCAGCTCATATTTCCTCGTACGATCATCATAACGATCATCATCACTAATCCCACGAGGAAAACCATTATAACCTTGAGCGAGAACTTGGCCTTTTGGTCCAACAGCCACAGCACCAACTTTAGTACGTGGATCTTTAGACCAGGTGGAGACCTGTTCTGCTAGCTCAAGGTATCTCTTATCCCATTTATTTGACAAGGTGGAAATGCCTTTCATAAACATGTAAGTTTTGAACTTGCCAAGTAATACTACCAGCACTGATTTCTTCACGATTATGATTATCGCGCGCGATAATGTCTAGATCGCGGCAACCATTGTAGTCATCGACCAATTTATTCAAGATATGATCTTGCCAAGCATAATCGTTCTTATAACCGAACACTACATCATTCGAACGCATTTGAACAACCGCATGGAGAAGATTATCACGAATGTAATAGGTGACAGAATTGGTACAAATAAAATCGTTTTTATCATTTTCATTGTACTCGCTCCAGATAGAAGGACGTGTATAGATCATAGTAGCACGACGGCTATCTGGATTTGTTAGTAGCTCATCTAGAGCCAGTTCATACTGCTGAAAATATTTATGTCCAAAAATCAATAAACCATAATTAGAATTGATTTCACCGTGTTTATTTGCAGTGTATTGCCAAGCTTCTGGTGGTGCTTTATCTTTCGGATGATTTGGCAACCGATAGATATCATTGATATTAGTTGATTGAGAATAATACCAAGCAATCTCATCATCAATATAGTCCTGATTGGGAGTACCAAAGATAGATGGCTCATCTGCTAGAAATGAAGCACCAATCAATTCAATTGTTTTCATGCCAGTTTTATCGATTGTAAACGCTTCATCTTTTAGTTCGTCAATAAAGAATCGACGGATATCACTTACGGTGTATATTCGCATCTGCTACTCTCTCCCTCAAATCACTAGACGAGAACCGGTGGTCTCGCTTGTTAAAGTAAAGTTCAATACCACGATTACGGCATTCATCTTTACCGGTAAAATCTTTTTGACGATACTCTTCGCCAAGTATCCGTATATTAATTGGATACATGTTTATTATATCAAGTAAATCGGCTTCTGTACAATAAATAAGCACTTCATCGACATATTTTATTGCAGCCAATTGAGCCTGTCTTTCAACGATACTTTGAACAGGCGCATTCTTTTCTTTACGATCAAGAGTCGGATCAACCTGTAGAGCACAAATTAAGTAGTCACATTGAGATTTTGCTTCTCTCAACATGGCGATATGACCTGCGTGTAACAGATCAAATGTTGATGCAGTTAATCCGATTCTCATTATGTCACTAATCCTGAAGTTGTTTTCTGCCAACCACTAGCGATCTGATCATTTGTTCTTAAAATATAAAGGATAGAGTTAGTTGAAAAGACGAAGTCTCCATTTGGTTGTTCACCTGTCATACTAATTCCTGGTACAAATCCGATAGTTACGCCAGTAGCAGATTCTTGTGGAGATACCATACGAGGTTTATAGATCGTGACAGTACCTTCACTCTTACCTTTGTATCGGCCAATTACTTCAGCACCATTCAAAAGTACGAGAGTAACAATATCATTTTCTTGGTAATTCATTAAACATTCCATTCCGTTTGTTCTTCAATTGCGTGTTGACTACATTGTATATAGTCACGATCTTCTTCAGACAAGACAGACCAAAACTTACTGACTGTCGCAATATGTTCCGATACGACTTCTGGACGTTGTAGATGATAATTCTTTTCCATCCACATCTGAAGGATGTCCATACGTTGATTAATCTTTTCTCTAAGTTCAGCCATTAGTGATTGCGCTTTCCATCGAAGACACAAACAAAGTAGCATCCGTGCGGACCTGCGTGTACTCGATGGAACCATCCGTCAGGAATCAAAACAACATCACCTTCTTTTACATTGATGAAGAATGTAAATAAATGATTATCGAGTTCCATTTTACCAGAGCCTTTAACAAAGTAATAGACTTCTTCTTGACCAGCATGAGCATGACCACTTGTAGACTTACCGGCATATAAGTCAGTGCTGCTTACGATAAGATTATTTAGTGTCTTGTTGTCAACTACTCTATAGCGATCGTCTTCTTTGACGACTTCACCACCGATATCATTAATATTAATTAACATTGTTAGTCTCCACTGGACGATTTAGAAAATCACGATCTGGCTTTTGACCTTCCATTTCACCTGCAAGATAAGCTGCGAAGAAAGAAGCATAGTTAATGAGATCAATACAAGAATCTTCGAGTGATTCAAAGTTTATACCATAGTCTGGATCTTTTTCCATTGCTTCCATGACAGACTGCATACGAAGAACTTTGGCATGCATTGTATCGAGAATAGTGGAACAACCACGGACATAATAGTCTGCTTGTTTGATTCGTGAGTTTGGATTCTGATAATCAGAAGATTTCTTGTTTTGGATTTCAGCTGCACGCTGAAGAACTTTAAGAGAATATTTCATGCTGCGCTCCATGCTTGTTGTGCTGCATCCATTGCTTTTTCCATGAATGCAGACTCTAATTTTTCTTTTATCTCTAACATTTCTTCTGTATTCAGATTTGGAATTAAAGACAAAATTCTATCTTTACTACCAGAATTACCACCAGATGCTCCAGCCCAAGCAAACTTAGCACCAAATTTTTCTTTGGTAGTATTTTGAATCTCAGTTTCAAATTCTTTAATTTGTTTTGGACTAAGATCTTCGTCTAAACAAAGATACCTAATTAGATAGTCATCTAAATTTAAGTCATTGTTTCGCATATAAACACCACACCCATGACTACCATTAGGTTGTCTAATACTTACTGTTCTATACCAAACATCTTTTGAAGAACCACTATAACCAATATCTTCATGAATTAATTGATCACCAATCTTATCTTTGTTGTCTTTGTGAAAGACTTGATAAACAGCTTTCAAATATTCGCGGTTACTACTAGCACTAGGGTTATCGCCCTTACCGATTTGAGATACCGGTATTTCAATAATATCTATGATTCGATCATCATTTACTGTAAGCATTACGCATTCTCCTCAAGGATCCAATGGATCCATAACATAGACGTTGCGTTCGCCAATGCGATCCCAGTAGTCAGTCTCTTTCAACAGACGGATACCCTCTGCACGAGCAGCATCACGTGATTCGGCTTGAACTTTATATTCAATAGTCATATACGCAACAGGACCATATTCGCCCCAAACAAGATAGGTTTTCATTATATATCTCCTCAACTGTTAGATATATTATATCAAAGTTTTTTTCATTTGTAAACAAAAAAGTTATCAAATTATAAATTTTTATAAACGTATTCGAGAGCACGATCAGCTTCTTTATTAAGTGGACGATTCTTGTACCAGTTACCAGTGTCTTGGTCAAATTGTCGACATAGTTGAGAGATCTCGTCAGCAGTAATTGGATACTTATTACGTACCGCATTACCGGCAGTGGCTACCATAATAGAATACATCTTGGCATACCAACCAGTTTTAGAAATAGCTTTGTATTCATTCGCAAGATGCTTTGGCCAGAACGGACAGTCATGATAAGACGACCATTCAAAGCTGGCATCAAGATTATCTTTACGATATTGAACGATTTGTTCTTGTAGAGCTTCAGGCAAGCGATCAAAGAAGTTATTGAGGCTTGCTTTTTCTGGCATTGGATGCTTAAAGATTAACTCATCTGGATCAATAGCGTCACCGTCACGATTGCTGAATATAAAATTGTCAGCCATAATATATTTGCCAGGGATATAATACATGCGCGAGAAATCCTTAGTTTGTCGATCTCCGAGATCTCCAAGATCGGATTGGAGCGCGTACCAGAATTTTTGAATTCGATCGGCTTGTACAGCTCTGGTAATTGGGAAGACCAACCTAAACTTAGGGTGATCAGCTTGTGAGCTGGCAGTACTATAGCAAACAAAACGATAACGAGAAAAACGGCTAAGTAAATCATCTTCTAGATCTCCTTCTGGTATCCAATCATCAACATCGACTGCACACCATCCAGTCCATTCAATAACATTATCATTCAATCTTGTTGTGCCTTTATTATATATCGCCGGTGACATCAATTGAGCGTCTTTTTTGCCTTTACGTTCAACTTCAGACAACTGATATAAAACACGTTCAAACGCATTAAAATCTGCTAGATCAATACGCTTGTCAGTTTTAGTGTCAAATATATTATCAAAGAGCGTTAGGGAAATACCCTGTGTTATCGTCATGATCTGGTCCTGTCCATCCCTCAGGTTTAATCAAATCTGGAAGACCAAGCGGATTTGGACGTGATTCTTTTACGCCAGGTTGCTTAGCCATATTAGCACTATGAACTTCGTTCCAAGCTCGTTGAGCGTCAATACCGAAGGCGTCAAGTGTACCAATAGCTACCACACATAGATCGATCAAACCATCCACGATTTCTTGTGGATCTTGATTGTCAATCGCGTTTTGTGTTTCATTGAGTTCTTCACGTAGAAAGTTCATACGAAACTCAAGAAACTTTGCTAGCTTTTCTTTGTCATCAATATTTTTGATGATCCATTCGTGTACACCAAACTTGTAGTGCATATCCCAAATATCTTCGTGCCATTGTTTCATAATATTATTATATCCTATTTTAGTCATTTTGTAAACAGTTTTATGCGAAAAAATCATCTAAACTTGCGACTGGTTCTGGATGCCAACCAATCGAGTCAAGAATCAGTTTGAGTGGTTCTACAAAAGTCTTGTCAAATTGTAGATCATAGTCTATATAGTGGTCGAGTTTGAGTTCAGGTGGAAGAACTTCTGGAAACGCGATCACATTCTCTTGAATTGGATTTGGCATTTTCATATAACAGAATTTGATTCGATTCGCATTTTGAATAAGCTCGTATTTCTTTGTGAGCTTGTTGTCCTTGCATAGCTTGTTATAGAGGAGACTACCGCGAACATGAATAGGCGATCCCTTCTTGTATATAGACTTCCGATCTGACCAGTCAGTAATATTCGAGACCGAACGCGGGAATGCAATTTTTTCAGCAGGAAGAGACTTGAATTCTGTCTTGAAGTCTTTGATATAAGCCTGTGTGTCATCTTCAGATCCAGATATGATGATCTTAAATATCTCCTTAAACTTATCTCGGCATACTTCGGGTGTTGAGCTTTTAATCGCTTCAATACCCATGATCTTGAGTTTTGGTTCAGCATATTGAACACCTTCAGAGTTATGTACATTTAAGATATAGCGCTTTTTAGCGGTCCATATACCACGATCAGCAATTACCTCACGCCCCATTTCAAGACGGTCTTTATAACAATTCATACGAGTAAAGAGTTTCTCATAAGCTTCTTTAATCTTTGGCTCAACATGAGTACGACAAATACCATCGAGGAAATTGACTGGATTTTTTGGTTCAAACTTTTCAACCATTGGACCAAAGTTAACATAAAGCGAATCAGTATCGATTGCGATAACATAGTCAACATCTTCGGTCTTAAGTAATTCGTTCATGTACTCATTCACTGCACGTTCAGCCCACTTGATAGCGAGCTGGCCAGTAAGAGTTATGCCTTCAGCAAGACGAAGATCGAAATACTTAAAGTACTGATTACCGAGCGCGCCGTAAAGAGAGTTCATCAGATACTTAATAGCCATTTGCTGGTTTTTCAGTTTGTTGATTTCTTTTTCAAGTTCAACTGTCTTTTCTTGTTGTTCCGCAGTCTCAGCAGCCAACATCATCTTCTTAATTGACTTACGATCATCATAGTAGTCGATAATAATATTAGGAATAACACCATCGACTTTCTTTGTATACGTGGATCCGTTAGCGGCAACACAGCAATCATCAGTAAAATCTGGAGCATTCATATAGTACTCGACACCAGAAGCTTCGGCTTGACTAATCAGAGTTTCAGTACTCATATTCCATTGGACAATAATGTTTGGATACAGAGAATTTAAATCAAACGAAACTACCCAGTCATGAGCACCGACATGCGGTTCTTTGACATAACCGCCAGCAAACTTAGACTTACCGTGATCAGGGACAAAGGCTGGTGGCATACGCTTTTCAGAATGTAGCTTACGATAGATGATTGATTCCCAAATATTTGTAACACCAAACGTGTCACTATAGTTGACACCACCCCGATAAGCCATAGTCATAGCTAAGGTAATCAATCCCATCTTCTCTTCAAGCCGTTCGATAAGTTCAACGTCTTTCATATTATAGTCGATATACTTTTGGAAGTCATCTTTATAAAGATTCTTCAGAGAACCGGATTCTTCGTATGAAAGCTTTTTATCTCCAAGTACGACATAGGCAATATGATCCAGTTTATAAGATTCTTGCGGGCCATACGAATAACCGAACTTTTGAAAGAGTTCCATATAATCGAGTTGTTCGATACCCTTGATATCGTAAGCGTCTTCGGTACGACCACGGCGCGTGATTTCACGATGATCGACCATACGCCAAGGAGAGTAATGTTTGATTTGTTCTACACCAAGAATCTTAGCAGTACGATTAATAAGGTATGGTACATCAAAGAAACGAATATTCCAACCAGTGATCACGTCTGGAGTCTTATCTGGGTCAGACCAGAAGTCAAGAAATTTGGAGAGGAGTGAGGCTTCATCGCGACACCGATAATAGCGAACTGGCTGAATCAAAGACTTGTTCATGTCAAAATCGCCATAACCCCAGACGTGATATAGCTTCGATTTACTTGACTTGTAAGTAATCGAAAGGATACGCTGGCTCGCTTCACGTGGATGTGGAAAGCCATCGTCATATTCAGTTTCAATATCAAAAGTACCAACATCAATACGCTCACGCTTGAACTCGATATCGCGTGGAAAGCGTTGAGTAATGTATTGGTGAATATAATTACGGTTGCCATAGATCTTACGACCAGCAACGTCTTTATTTGCTTCGAGCCAGTACTTGGCTTCTCTCATGTTTGGCTGTTCGACCCGCGCAATTTGTGCGCCGTCTAGACCAGTCCATCCTGTAGGTATTTTTGTTTGAGTGTAGAAAACAGGCTTGAACTCATTATCTTTTCGATAGATTCGTTTGCCGTGTTGATTATAGCCGCGATATAGCATTGAATTACCATAGCGACAGACATTAGTATAAAAAGACATATTACCTCCAAATTCATATATTATTATATACTATTTGAGGACGTTTGTAAATAGGAAAAGTGAATTAAACCGCAAAAGATTCGCCGCATCCACATGACGCAGTCGCATTTGGATTTACTACTTTCAAGTAAGATCCGCCGAGCTCGTTAACGTAATCTATGGTACAACCAATGACAAACATTTCTGCCATTGGATCAAGTGCTAGATTTTCTATAGTTGGTTCTTTGTCTGTGACATCCCAAACGTATTGGAATCCAGAGCAGCCACCACCTTTGACAGATAACCAAACATTTGGTTGTCCGACTTTGTTTAAATATTCTTTTGCTGATTCAGTGATTTCAATCAAACTGTGCGTATGAGTAGACGAGTGTTACTCTTCTCTCATCCTCTTTTACTACTCTTGGTCGAGTCTTGTGGAATCTATTTGCTTGCCAATCGTATAGTGTTCCATTCGAATGAAACTCACACATGGTTTCTACGCTCAATCCATAGCCATGTTCAATTGGAAAGTCAGTTTCATCGAAACAATTTTCCATGATCCAATCATAATCTTCTTGTGTCATTGGCTTATTTGTAAAGTTTTCTACTTTCTTACCGAATCTTTCGATACTATCACCACGACCTATTTTAATCATTTGTTTACGATCATCGTTCTCTAACCAGAATTCATTATATTCTCTTCCCATGTTGAGATATACTGAATAATCAAACATTTGATCAAAGATGATTGTGCCATCTTTAGTATCTGTTACGTCAATAGGAATAAGACCTTGATGAGTGTATGTCCACCCTTCATCATCTGGTGATATCCAATCTTCTGGTTTAAGATCGCTCCAATTTTCTGGGCGTGGTAATTTTTTACAATGTACGTCTGCTCCGTCTGTATGAGTCTCAAAATTAAAGTTTAGGTCATACAAAGCAATCATATAAGGTTTATTATTACCTGAAGTATCTCTGCCAACTTCAGGTAATTTTTTCTTTAATAGATCTACAATATAATAATGAAATTCTTCTACATCAAATATAGATTTTTTCTTCTTAAGCCAATTAGGAAAGTTTGGATGGTTTTCAGGATGAATAGCTCTCCAGTGATTGATCGGTGTATATTCTATATGAACTAAATCGTGATGAAATACACCGTCTCTTTTTCTTTCTGGATGTCGATGATGCCAGAAACCAAGAGTCTGAAATTCAGTGAGGTGTATAGGCCGGCCTTCCCATTCTTCTAGAAGACCAGCCATAGAATAAAAACCATCTTGAAGAGTTTTTACTTGCTCTTCAGATAAACACCCAGGTTCGTATATGGTTTCGTATTTCATTATGCCATAGACAATGCCGCGTTTGTCGTTTCATTAACTCGGCGAGTCCATCCCTTACCAAATGTTTCAAATGTTGAAAGGCTTTCGTAGTATTCTTGACGAGCGTCTTGATAATTACGAATAGTTTTTTCTAAACCATTTTCTTCAACGTACGCATCTAATTTTGCTAATGTATTTGGTCCAATACCACCATCAGCGACAGTACCAATCAATGTTTGAAGATATTTTGCTGCACGTCCAGTTCCAGCATTTACACCAAAGTCAAATACACAAAGATCTAAACCAGCTGGCAAATTATCGCCTTTAACTCGATCCCAATATGATTCTTTGTAAATTGGCTTTACGTCTTCAACTGTTAAGTCTTTCATATCTTTAGTACCACCATGTTCTTCATAAACACGTTTAGTAACTCCAAGATTTGTTTCTCCACCTGGATCTTTTGGATGATTAACATATCCACCTTCATGATGAAGAATCATCTCAATACATGTATCCCAATTTTCTGCAGCCATTAAGTATTCTCCTTTGTAAAACTATCTGGTATATCTCTATCATTATTACACGTACAATTTACACAAACATCATTAACACATTCTTCGCATTCACAACCACAATGACATTCGTGTCCACACGTTTTGCATTCGGCCATACGCTCCTCCTGTAATTAAAGAGAGCAAGTTTCCCTGCTCTCTTTATTTATTATTTTAAATAATCTGATTCTTCGTCAGTATAAGGCCACATTAAAATAACTTTGCCTTTCCGAACTGAAGATTTTTCTGACGCTCTTCTAGATCATAACGATCTGTAGCTTGAGCAAGATATCTTTCAGTTGCTGACATATTAATCATTTTAATAAAATCCTTGAACCAATTACGCACGACCAAATTCCTTTCTAATCTTTTCAAAAGATTTTGAATTAAGTTCATGTGTAAGTGATTCAACTGTATGACCAGGATATTCGTGAATCATATGGGCAGCAATATATTGATTTGCTCTAGCCTGACGAGACAGAATCCATCCTATCATTACACCTCGAAGAATGTTTTTAATTACTCTCCAAAATCCGTTAAGCAGACTCTGTGAGTAGTTCAGCGCTATTGTTGTCATTTTTTACCTCGTTGTTTCCAATAGAAATTTTACGAGGCAGCTTTTCTTCTGGAAGAATGACTTCAAGTTTGACAGTCAAGATTCCGTCCGTTAGATCAGCTCCGGATACTTCGGTATATTCCGACAGTCTGAATGACTTGCTCCAATTTCGAGCACTGATACCTTTATGAACATAAAGTTCTTGAGGACGACGCATTGGTCTATCACCTTTGATAGTCAATACATGGTCTTTAATCTCAATGTCAATGTGTTCTTTACTAAATCCAGCCACTGCTAATTCGATTTCGTAATGATACGCATCGTGTTTAACTACGTTATGTGGTGGATAGGTATCCTTCGCGTGGCTGTGAATGTTTTCCAGCTGATCGAAGATGTGGTCGAAACCAAGAAATGCGTTTCGTGGCAATAAAGTTGCTTTAGTCATTGTGACCTCCTGTTAAGCAAGGTTATGTTGTGGACCCGAATTATTCGGCATCCACTAGGTCATCACGGGAGCGTAACTCCAATAAACTATCACCGATTAGAGACAGAGGCTTTCCCGTGACTACTTTATATTTATATTTAAGACTTATTTCCAATATTATATTTTGGTTGTAAAGTCCAATTATTTTTTTCTTTGAAAGGAATAATTTTAATCTGACGTAGAGGTGCTAGTGGCTTAGCCTTGTCTCTATTGTCAATTGACACTAATCCCCAATCACTCATGAGTGTCGCTATCGTGTTACGACGCGCAACATCATTTTCTTCTAAGTTGGACTTTTTCCCATCGAGCAAAAAGAGTTCTTTGAAATGAACGATAAAGTATCGTCCTTGTTTGTGGAGGATATGGCAGGATTGAAAGAGTGTATTATCTTTTCGTGATGCCACGCCAATTCGAGTCAGTGTTTCTCTTACTTTCAGAAAATCATCAGGCTCGTTCAAAGTCACCTCAAGCATGGAGGCGGGTGTCCATTCAACTATATTATTTTCTTTTTCCACCTCGGTAAACCTTCTTTTTTAAATCGTCAATTTGTTCAGACGTAAGAAGGGGAAGGATCTGGCGTGCTTTTTCATTACTATAACCATAATACTCTTTAACCACTTCCACGTCACTGTTTGTTTGAGCTTTTGCCCATTTGGAAAATCTTTTCTTTTTCCTTACTATATTTATAAGAAAATCAAATTGAAGGCGATTATCCAGATGCGCGTTCAAATTCATCTCATTAGCCATCAAAACAGTATCATTAAAGTAAGACAGACTACGATTTACCATAAACGCGTTGTACGCTTTTTCGGTAATGTCATCAACCATAATGTTGGACTTACCGAAATTGATATCATTTACAAATTCAAAGGGATTCAAGATTTGTTTCTCCACTTGGATCTTTTGGCTTGTAGCATCTCCACCGTAAAATCAACAGTATTTACTTTATTAACATGTTTACCATTTACATAAAGTTGTGGAACGGTGCGATGCCCTTGTTCTTTAAGGAACTGCTTTTGTTCTGGCATCTTGTCAATATTGATTTCTTGATACGTGTATCCCCATTCTTTTAGATTGTTTTTCATGATATCGCAAAATGGACAACCATATTGAGTGTACAAAATAATCTCATGCGAATTTGACATTTGCCATTACCTCCGTGAGACAAGCGACGACATTCAATTCATGATCAGCAACAAACGCGTTTTTGTATTGATAATCAGCAAGAATAAGAACCAATTGTGGAATTGATTGTGGATCTACTTTATCATACATACGATCATAGATAGCGCGAAAGATTGCAGCTGCATCAGTATCTATATTATTAACAACCCATGAGCGCATCTTCTTGAAGTCTTTTTCTTTTAGGTACTGGAATAGATCATCATAGCCAGTAGATACAGAATCAGAAACACCCACAAACCCCAGAACAGAATGTCGCTGGAGTTCATTGAGGATTCTTCTCCAATCAGGCGCATGTTTAATAATAATCGGCGGAATAACTTTTTCATCGTATTCTACTCCTTCATTGTTTAGAATAAACTTAGCACGCTCAAAGAAGTTCTCAGCCAGCTTGACCATATCTTTCTTTGACGTATTGAATTCATATACACCACACCGAGAATGAAGTGGCTCAATAATTCGATTTTTAAAGTTACAAGTGAGAATGAACCGGCAGTTGTTGGAGAACTCTTCGATGAAACCACGAAGAGCAGGTTGCGTTGACTGCGGGTTCAAGTAATCTGCCTCATCAAGGATCACAACCTTGTATCCACCTTGAAGTGAGACAGTTGACGCGAACTGTTTGATCTTGCCACGGAGTGTATCGATATTACCCTCTTCGGATCCGTTAATGATAATCCAATCAAGGTTGAGTTCGTTACACATCGCTTTGGCGACTGTGGTCTTACCGAGACCAGCTGTACCCGTTAACAGCATGTTGGGCAGTTCGCCAGAATCTACGATTTTTTGAAAAGTTTGTTTGAGCGATTCAGGAAGAATACACTCGGAAATAGTTTTGGGACGATACTTTTCGACCCAGAGGAAATCATTTGACATTCACGTGCTCCATAATATAATAAAAGATGGGGAGCTAACCGTGGCTCCCCCGCGAGTCTATTGAGCGACTAACCTTGTTCTTCAGAAGCTTCTTCCATAGCTGCTTCTTGTTCAGCCTGTTCGCACAGTTGAATAATTTGAATTGATTGATCGCGAAGACCACCAATCGTGGAGAGTTCTTCTCCTTTAATTGCACCACGTTGAGTCATCGCGTCAATAACAGCAATCATAGAACGAGCTGTACGATTTGACAATTCACGTAGATTTGTTAGAGTCTCTGTCGACATATTATACTCCAAAAGTTGAGGATTTTTCAAGAGCAATCCAGTATTTCACGTCTAGACTTGTATGACTGAATTGCGAAATGAGTTTAGATGAGATACCTACCTCATAATCACCAGGTAGAATCTTCAGGTTATTTATGCTCAGAATAAAGTTAAACACAGCATCTTTATCAAAGTCTCCATCGACGTCAATAGAGAAAGCATTAGATGTCATGTTTTGAGAATCAACCACAGAAAGACTGAGCACTCCGTCTTGACCAGAGATGGATACCTCACTGTGTCCGAGAGTCGATGCAGCACGTTTAATTTTATTCATCGTGTCATTTGTCAAAGTAAACTTGACATTTGTCTCGGGCATGTTGAGATCTTTTTGTGGTGTGGTCAAAGTATCTTCTGATGAGAAGAAGTATTTTACCTTTGACCGGCCGGTTGAATCGTTGACAATAACATACTCGTCTTTGAAAGCAAGACGTGGAGTATCGACAAGACTCAAAACACCGATAAATTCGTTCAGGTCGTAGATACCAAAGTCAATTGGAAACTCTTCGGTCACATGAGCTGTGGCAAGTACAGTGCGTGCTTCAGAGATTGTTTTGATTGTATTACCCGTACGAATCATCATATTCTGATTGATACCTGAAAAGTTTTTCAGGACGTTAAGAGTATTTTCGCTGAGTTCCATAATATACCTCTTTGTGTTTCATTAATAAGTTATTATAACATATAATAGTCTGATTGTACACCATTATTTTATTCTCGAGAAATTTTTATCTTTGATGAATTCGATTTTGTTTTCGAACTTACCATCAAGAATTTCTCCCTTATGAGAGATGATAAAGATATTTGTATCATCACCGAGTGTATAGAGAATCTTAAGTAGATTATCCACACCTTCATGGTCAAGAGAAGAATCAAATGTTTCATCTAACATAAGAAGATTTGTGGCTACACTATTCTTCATCTTAGCGATCTGTCTCCAAGTAAAGAGTAGAGACAGATCAATTCTTTGTTTTTCACCTTCAGAAAAAGAGTCATAAGTAAAATCGTCTCTGTGCCGAGAACGAATTGTCTCATTGAATTCTTCGTCTAAATTGAAGTGGACATAGAAGTCCAGTACTTGAAGATACTGATTGACTAACTTATTCATGACTGGAAGATACTGCTTGATAATCTTTGTTTTGATTCCAGTATCTTTGAGCATTTCACCTATAGCAGACTTATAAGAATATTCTTCATTTGATCTCATCTTATCGTCCATAAGAGAAGAAAGGTGTGATTTAATATTCTCTAGTTCTTCTTCAGCAGCTTTTAAATCAGCGGTGGCTGATCCAGCGATATCTTTTCTGAGATCTCCAATCTCGCCTTGGAGCCTATTGATTTGTTGTATGTTAGAATGTAAGCTACTTTGTTTGTCTCGTATCTCGGAAAGTGCGTCATTTGTTGTTGAAATAGATTGTTCAACTTGATCTGACTCTTCAGCGAGCTTACCCATAGCGCTTTGTAATTCTTTTGCTTTAGACTTAGCCGTGGAGAGTTTTTCATCTCGTCTTTCCGAATCAATATCTTGATCGCAGGTAGGGCATGTTTCATTTTCTTCGTAAAATTTCGCATCTTTAACGACTGTTGCCATTTGCTGTTTGAACTGCGCGTTGTATTGTAAGAGCGATTGTTTCCGGTTGTGAAGTTGGTTAAGTTCATTCTGAATATTGTCCTGTTTACCTTCAATATCTTTACTCAATTGAGAGTTTTCAGTTTCTAAACTGTCGATCTGATTACGCTTTGTAGAGATCTGAGTTTCTTTATAAGTGATGGCTTCATCAGTAATTTTCTTGACGTCAGTAATGTACTTCTTTTGAGTATCGACTTTGTTTTTAGTTAAATCAATTTGGTAAGAAACATCTTTTAGTTTGTCTTTGATATGAGTAACTTCTTCTTTAAGTAATTGGTTCATCTTAGAGAAGACACCAATGTCAAGAAGATCCTCAATCACAAGTCTACGGCTGTGTGGATTCAACTGCATGAAAGGAACAAAGTTAGATGAACCGAGTACCACAACCTGATGAAAAGACTTGTGATTGAGTTTAAGAATATTTTGTTCGAGAATACGCTGATATTCTTTGTTATGAGAAGACTGGTTAATCATCTCATCGTTTTTCCAGATCTCAAACTTGGCCGGTCTATCTCCACGCACGATCTTAAATTGAGAAGCACCAATTTTAAACTCTACTTCAACTAGACTACCTTTACCGTTTATTGAGTTAATAAGTTGAGGTTTACCAATTTTTCGGTGTGCTTTACCAAAGAGACCAAACGATAAAGCATCTAACATGGTAGACTTACCAGAACCGTTTTGGCCAACTACGAGAGTAGTCTTATGACGAGTCAGATCGATTTCTGTAAAGTTATTACCGGTTGATAAAAAGTTTTTATAACGAATTTTCTGAAAAATAATCATACAATTTCCAAAGCTTGAGCCTGAGTCATCAGGTCTCTCATCATCACTTTGATACGATCTTTATCGAGATCAGTATCCACGCCTTCGATATAGTCATCCATTAATTGCGGAGTGTCATCAATTTCTAGGCCTTCGTCATCAACGTTTGATCCAATAAACTCATTAAAGTTTTCAGAGATCTTCAAATCATAGATGTCTTGATTCTGAATACGATCAATGAATCTATCAAAAGCAAACGTATCACCCTTATCCACTACCACAACTTTGACGAACTTCTTGTCTAATACCGACGTATCATAATTATTATAATCTATTTCTTTGTCATTGTAAACAATTTTATGAAACAAAGTGTAAGGATTTTGAATTTTTTCTATTTCACGAGTTTCTGTATCGATAATGTGAAAGTACTTAGGATCATGAGCATCTGACCAGAAAAACTCCATTTGGCTACCGAGATACCAGACGTTGTCTTTACGAGATGAAACGTGAAAGTGGCCAGTCAATACCAATTCAAACCTTTCGAACAACTTATGGTTCATGCCATGATTGTTTTCAACACCACGCATGAGTTCAAAGCCACCAAGTTCTAAGTGACTGCCGAGCCAATCAGCTTTACAGTTAGCAATAAACTCCATAGACTTGTCATAGTTATCCTGACAGATCCACGGTAACATAGCAATCTTCAAAGAACCGTATTCCATCACAGTCGGTTCCATGATGATATTGATTTCATTCATAAAGTGACCGAGTAGTTCTTTCAAACTGTTCATGTCATTGGTATTCTTAAAATACGTATCGTGGTTACCAGGAATGATATCCATAACCATACCACGTTTACGCATCTCATTAAGAAAACATTTACGATTATGATTCAGCGCTTTGATATTAACTACTTTACGATTATCGTAATAGTCTCCAAGGTGTACGATCTGAGTAATACCTTGCTTCTCACATTCCGGAAAGAAAACGTTCTTATAAAAGTCTTCAGCGTTATCTAGAAAGATTTGAGATGAGTTACGAATTCCGCAGTGAGTATCATTTAAGACAGCGATCTTCATTCTAAAAACTCCGACAAATCAGAATCAGCCGTGACAGAACGTTTCTTACGTTTCTTTTCTACCTTAGAGTATTCCTTTACTTCAGTATCAACAAACTTAACTCGATCAATACGAGTCTTGAGTGTATCAACAAATGCCTCAGCTATTAATCCAGAGGTATCATCTCCATGCTCGTTAACCATAAAGGTTTCGAAGCCAGAATTAGCGATATATTTCATTTTAATGTCTTGTTGCTTTTTCTCACGAGCAATACGACGAAGGAAAGCATACCAGGTAATCTGAGTAAAGTACGCAAAGGCGTTTGGTTTACCAGTACGAGTAGCTGCTTCGATGTCGTAGTTATTAATAGCCTTTAGACAGTTTTCGACAGCATCCATTACCATTTCTTCGCGATACGTGTAGCGAATAAAATTAGATTTGTGAGACAAACCCTCGGCGATGCGTAAGAAGCATTGCGCGACATAATCTGGTACTTTTGGAATAGTCTTATTGTTTTCTCGAGCTTCGTTAACTATAGACACATAATCGACTACTGCTTGTGAGAATTCAGCATTGTTCACATAGTGAATGCTTTGTCTTTTTGATCTTGCCATAATAGTCCTCTTCATTATGTAAGTATATTATATCAAATAGAGGCGGTTGTGTACACTGTTTAATTTTGTTATCATACGAAAAAATAGTTGTGTACTTTTTCGCCAGATATGATATAATAAATTAAGGTTTTTTGGAGAGGGTAGTATACCTATGCTCCGTCCTTAGTTCTATAGTTCCATTCGTCGGTATGACCAACTGACCATTTTGGTTCAGTTTCTACTCTATAGTTTTGTGTACAAACCTTAAAGTCTGGCGTTTTTAACTTATCGGGCGTCAAACTCGAGTCACGCCATATAACTCTATTATTAGGTTGAGCAGCAAATTGTCCATTATCCAACATTATAACATTAAAAGATTTATGCTCTGGATCGTGTTCAGAGAAATTAATATCCAAAATACTTTTATCAGGGTGAGCATTATCAATTGTAAAAAGATATTCGCCTGGATGCATCTTCTTATCTTTACCAAAGAATTCACAGCGAGAAAGAATTGGTTTTTCTACTACAGTCAAGTGATAGTCAAAACAATCCCAAAGCTGAAGAATATCAAGAGGCAACAACTCACCATGATCTGTCTTCCATACAAATGCAGATATCGGAAGCTTATCATAGAGAGCACCGTATTCGGTTAGCAATGTTTCGAAATACAGAGCTTTGTACTGAGTTGATTTTACAGATATCCATATACCTGGTGTGAATTCGCCATGACCTTTTTGATGATCGTATAAGAATTCTTTACGAACAAACACGTTTTCTGGTGGTAATGGTGCTACTAAAAAAGACATTAGTGAAAGGTATCCTTTGGTCGTTTAAATTGTACTATATTTTCTCCGCGCGGATCTTTTTCTGGTTTTTCCATTTCTTCTTCCATCGCATCAAGTAATTTCATATACTTTTCAAAATCTTCGTCACTTGACTCTTCTAGTTCTTCCATAGTTAATCCACCTTTAGAATATCGTTTCATTTTACTTAAGGTGCTATGATAGTGTTTCATAATATTTTCAGACGGAGTAGTCTCAACAACTATATGGGCCAAATTAAGAACTTGAAGTTTATCGGTGTTTTCTGTAAAAGACATGAGTGGCCGAAAAGCAAAGTAACTATATCCTTCGTCATAATTTTCAGCTTCTACGATCTTTAGAGCGTCTGACATGATTATAACACCTTCATCCTCTTGAACATCTAAGATATTCGCGATGAATTCTTCGCCATTAGTGAGTTTGATTTGTTTATAAGTCATAGGTCAATCTTGTAAGTTTTGTGATTAAATTGTTCTCTCTGATATATCTTTAATCTTTCGAGACCATGAAGCCACGCAAAATTCTTTTGACTATCAGTACTAATATTATCTATAACATCGTATAAGACAGTCGTCGACCCATCGTCGCTTTTACGAAGACCGCGACCAATTGACTGTAAAACACGTATCTGTGATTTGGACGGTGAGGCAAATACAATGTTGTGTAAGTTTCGTATATTGATGCCAGTACTAAAAGTTCCAAGGCTAGCAACGATAATAGCATTTTTCTGTTTCTCCACTATTCCACGAATGGCTTCTCGATCTGACGTAGCGACGTCACCTGATACAAAGAAAACTCTTCGGCCTTCGGCTGCTTTACTTTGTATCGATTGAAAGAGAGGCTTACCATGTTTTTCTACATAATTAAAGAGAACAAGTGTATTACCTTTTAGATCTAATGACAGATTTGTAATAAACTTGTTACGCTTTTCGTTTGTTACAATTTCTTCTATTTCTTCTTGGTATGTTTTTTTACCAAATGCTTTTCTAAATTCTTCTGGCCAATTCAACTCTAGACGATTGATATCGAGTGGTGCTAGTGTTTCATTGTCCTGTAATTTTTTCGTCGTCGTTACTTTATATATCTTACCAAATAATCCTTGAAGTACAAGCTCATGTGTTTGAGTGCCATCAAGAGTACCAGTAGTTCCATACCTATAAACAGCTTCAGTAGCTTTATTCATAATATTCATAAGTGATTTAGATTTAAATCCGTGGCACTCATCACCGATAATCATACCAAATTGTTCGAACCAAGCTTTCGGAAGTTTATAGATTGATTGCCATGTTGATACAATAATAGGAGCATCAGTATCTTTATCTTTACCAGAATAGATTTTATGAGCCAATCCTTTTGGCATATTATATTCTTCGAAGTCATTTGTCATCTGTTCAACAAGCGATGTTGTAGGTACAATCACTAAGACTTTCTTATCACTACTTCCTCTTAACATACCAAGATAATAAGATAAAAGAACATAGATGATAAGAGATTTACCAGAACCAGTTGGTGAAAGGAGTACACCTCTTTGACGTTTCAATCCTTCGATCACAGCAAGGAATTGATAGTCTCTCATTGTATGTGGAAGATTTAATTTAGAAATAAATGTGGCTAATTCTTTTGCGTCAATCTTATCTTCTGAGTAAGGCATACCATAAAGT